CTATCGCCTTAGCCGCTAATGCAGCCGCACCCGTTGCCACCATTACCTCCCCGATTTGGGTAGCCATATCCGCAAATGGCATCAAAATAGCCTTTGTCATATCCGAAGCGTCAATCTTTTCGCCCGAAGCGATTGCGTCCATTATAACCCTCATAGAATCGGAAATAGAACTCGCCACTGTACGCCCGAAATTGGCTGCTATATCTGCACTTCTTAATACTTCCGCATCAAATTCGTCGTTATATGCTTTTAATCCCGTTTGGTCGCCTTGTTTTCCCGTTACTACGGGTTGTATGCCTGTTTGAGTTAGTGGTTGAATACTTGCTGCCCCCTTTGCATCAACTCCTGAACTATCAACGGGTCTAATTGGAAGCTGGTCGTTTTCTGCTCGAATAGCCTCTATCATCGAAAGATATTCGGCCGCCGCCTGAGTTGTAGTTTTCCACCTCTCAACCAAAGTTTCCAAACCTTTCTTTTCCTCTACAAGAGCCTGGAGAGTGGACTGGTCGGTAGTGGCAAGTATCTTTTTTTCTATCTCGGAAATTAAATATTGATACCTCTTTATAGTTCCGTCAATACCCATTTGCTCGGCTTTCGCTGCCGCGTCTTTTGCTGCTGCTGCTTTAGCTGCCTCTGCTGCCTCTGCTTTTTCGAGTTCGGTTTGTTGTTCGGTTGCTATCGCTTTTGTTTTATAATTTTCCAAAGCCGCCACAAAACTCGCTTCCTCTGATGAATACCTGCGAAGCCCTAAATCGAATAGTGCCTTATCTGCATCTGCAACACTATTTATCCCCTTCATTTTTTCGGCAGTCAGTTTAGCATCATCTTCAATCGCTTTTTTCTTTCTCTCCGCCTCTGCGTTGGCTGCCTTAACTGCGTTATCATTTGCCCAACTGAAGAATGTTGCATATACTTTTGTGGCCGTCCAAACCTCGTCAGAAGCCCAAAGGTTTTTCATACTTGTCAAATAGGAATTTAAGGACTTTGCAAAACCCTTTGATTTTTCGGTTGCAGAGCCTATGTTTTCCATTATATCCCCTATGGTATTGCCTAACTGAACCCAAGCCCCCGCTGCCGTATCTGCTGCCGCTTTTGCTGCTCCACCAAACTTACCTTCTAAGGCTGCTAAGATTGATAATTGAGCTTCGTGTGTTTTTCCTTCCGCTACTAACTTTTTAATATCCTCGATTTGAGCCAAAGAAAATGCACGGGTTGAGCGATTGAGTAATTGTATTCCTTCTGCCGGTCTTTCTAAGGCTTTCGCTAATTGGTACACATTGCTTTGTAAATCGCCACCAATTACAGTACTCATATCCATTGCAGCCGTAACTACACCTTTGAACACATCGCCGCTAATGCCCTTAAAAGAGGCTAAAACGGCCATCGCCGCAATAGTCGCATCATCTTCAAATTTGGTTACTTTTTGTAAGTCTGCTGCAAAGTTCTGCATCTGTTCCGATGTCAGCCCCGCAGCCCCGCCCGTAGATTTTAAGACGGATTCTAATTTTGTGAGAGCCAAAGCGCTTTCGTTGTATGCTGCAATACTCGCCTTTGCAAAACTCAATACCGCCGTAACCGAAAATGCAGCAGCCATCATACCCCCTATTTTCTTTAGAGAGTTTTGAAACCCACTCGCAGACTTCTCGCTATCCTTAAATCCTTTGTCGAGTTCAGAGTTATCCAACCCTAATTTAACCCAAATTTTCCCTAATAAACCCATCGCCTCACTGTATTAACCCAATGTTTATTAATGCCTGTATGTCCTCATCGCTCACCTCAACTCTCACAAATTCCCTTTCATCGCTTGGTAACTTCATTAAATCCTGCGGCCGTTTTACCTTGCTTCCTGCTACTCTTGCCGCTACAAATGTTTGCCACCTTGTCCGTTCCCAATCTTCTGTTTTCTTTTTTTCGTATGCCTTTAGTCTTAAAAGGTATTCCTTAAAAGTTACCTCTGCTGCTTGTCTTTCTGTAAGACCTTGCCCAACCAAAAACGCTTCAATCGGTTCGTAATCCCCAACCAAAGAGACTTTTTTTTTGTTTCCTCTTCCTTCCCCTTAATCTCTTTCGCTGCCTCTTCAATGGTCTTCCCTTGTAAGCAATAGAACCCGTCTAAAATCATTTGGGTACATTCTTTAGGGTGCAAAGTAGCCCATATCTCAATATCAACTAAGGTCAAATCGAAATCCTTTAAATTCGGATCATCAAACTTTTGTATCTGATAGTAATTTACTGCCGCAGCATAAATCAGTTTGCAATAAGCGGCCCTAATCTGTAAAATATCAGAATTTGAATCTACCTCAATTGTCCAATTTCTTTCTTTGCAGATAGTATAAAGAGAGGGCGTAAATAAAACCGCCCTCTTCTCTCCCGCCACCTCAATACTCATTAAAGGGTTTACCATATTACGCTCCTGTTGTGGTTGTAGTTGTCCTTCCTAAAACGCCTGAACCCTTGAATGTAATATCCTTAGTTACAACGGCGTCTTTATCCGAGCTTTCGTCCACATTGGTTACATAAGCAGAGCCAACTTTTCCAAGTGCCACGCCATTAGTGATAGTTCCGTAAAATACATTTACGATCGTACCCGCCACAAGTGCGTCCCAAAGAAGCTCTTGCTGACCATTGGCTGTGTCGTTACTTACAAAAGAAGCTGAACAGCTCCAATTCTTGTTACCCATTATGATTTCATCCCAGGCTGAATCTTTGCTCGAAATGTCAATCTCAACCCCGTTTGTGGTCATTGAACTCGAAAGTTCGCCACCTATTGCAGTGTGAACACCTGCCACACTTACATACAATTTTTTGTTGTTTCCTGATGTTGCCATATTAAATTTGTGTTAATTTTAATCTCACTCTTTGCGACTGCCTCCAAATGTGAAAGTCAGTCTCTGAAACTTCTTCAAACCCTGAGCAAATTTCCCATATCCAAATATCAACTTTAAAATGCGATATTGTGAGGCTTTCTGAGAAATATTGTTTGATATTTTCTATCATATCTAAAGAAGGCCCTGGGCTGGTAGAGTTTGTAATCGCTTCCATAATGAAAGTGCAATCCCACATTGTATTCCCTTTTTCCCCCGAAGGAGTGGTGTCGAATGAATAAACCTCAAAACGAGGGTAAACAGTTCCTACAATCGAATAGCCCAATTGAACTAACTTTGCATTAACCGCTTGTAAAACATATTTTGAAGGTTCGTAAATCATATAACTTTCTTTATTGCGTCCCCTATTACTCTCATCATATCGGCCTCGTTTTTCCTCATTGCTGGAAACAAAAAGGGCTTTGCTTTTGTGCCGACTTTTCCAATGTGCTTTGCAATTGCTATCGCTATGCCTATTGCCTTTTTATAATAATCGCTTTGCCTAACCTCTTTGCCTTTCTTGTTTGTATAGGTTTTTGCGGCCCCTCTACTAACTTGTTTATGCGTCTTGATGCTAAATGTATCTGCAATCTGTTTCTTTTTTACCCACTCTAAAATGTATTTATATGGTGGTGGTGTGCCTGATTTTCTTCCAAATTCAACCCAATAAGCATAATCCGATTCGGCTGCGACATCTATTGTCAAATCGTTTTGAGGTCTAATTTTAATGTCTTTTATTAACTTCCCCGTTGCCTCGCTTCCGTTGGTATGTAGGTTGGTTTGCGCATCTACAAGAACCCTCATCGCTATCTCCTTTAACCCCCTGTTGGCCTCTGCATTTATCTCCTTCAGTTTGCCTTTAAACATCGAGTTCATTCGCCCTAATTCCGCGTTTGATAACTCCAATCGTGTGCCTTTCATTATCCCGCAGTTGTCGTGGTGGTCGTCGTTGTTGTCGTCAAAACCTTAAACGAACCCTCAATAACTAAGAATTTCCCTTTGTCTCTGCCCTCGTAGCCGTCCACTTGGTCGCTCGGAAGAATGGAACGGGGAATAATCTCATAGCCTAACCAAATAATTTTAGCTATTTCGGTAGTGCCCGGATTGCGAATTTCAATCTGAATTGGATTAGTTACACCAACTTCTTGATAATACATAGCCCGTGAACCCGTAAGAACCTTAACCGCAGCCGGAACAGAGCCCAAAGAAACAAAGGAAGTAACAGGCATAGAGTATGAATCTAATACCTGTACCGCCTTGAATAGCTCTACTGAATGTTTATAGTTTCGTCCTCGTATCATCGTGGTATCTTTTGCAAAATTTCCTCAATAATCGCCTTGTCTTGCCCGTCATAAATAGCACAAGCCAATTCTAAGACTATTTGTTTCAGTTCCTCATTAGTCGAAGCTGCCGTAACATAAGTAATCACAACTTGATATTCGGATCCAAATGTTACTTTGGTTTTGTCGTTGCTCAAAGCGTAAGTTACCGCCGTGCCTAAATCGTAATCCAAAACAGAGGTAACCGAAGTAACCGGAAGTAAGAATAATGGCTCATAAGTCGAAAGGCGTTCAGAATAGAGCTTTAGCGTATTAACACCCAATGAGACATTGGAAACATCTTCAACCTTCGTAAGAGCTGCATTTAATATTCTTTGTAGTTGCGTGTCTTCTGTCGTTGTAGTAATGTTCCCGAATGCCTTCATTTCGGCTATCGTCGCGATTGCTCCCGTTCTGCTCGTTCTTTCTATTCTCATTTCCAATATCCGTTTTCAGTCATATACTTTAAAAAGTTCGCATCGGGATTCGTTATGATCGTGCCTACTTCTATCCCGTCGTAAGCCTTTATTACCTCCACCCCAACTTTAGGGGCTTTGTTTTCTATCGGCACCATCTCCGCCTTATTTTCATAAAGCGGAGTTTCGGCCTTCTTTTCAGTTTTCTTCATTACTAACCAGCAGTAGTAGTTGTAGTAGTGGTGGTTGTAGTTGTAGTCGGTACTGCGTAACCATAAACCGGATTCTCAGAAGTATTTTTAACCTCAACATTTATAGTAGATGCACCGGCTGAAATAGCTGCAATAGAAGTTGTAGTGTTAGCTACAAATATGTTTGCAAGTTTATCAGTTGTCGGAACAACTACCTGCCCTTTCCAACGGAGATACATAACATACGAATCTGTTGAAGCTACTCTCTCAACTTCGGTTTCCAGTCCACCCATTTGGTGTAATTGGAGCGTTTTAGAAGTTACCAAAAGCATTTCAGTAGAGCCTACCTTTGCACTCTCGATTATCTGAATCCCGTGAACCAAAAGGCTACCATCAGGAAGCATATTAATATAGTCGGCTTGTTTGTTCTTTAAGGCACGAAGTTTAGCTACTGCCGAAGGATACAAGAAGCACATATCCGGTATAAACATTCCTTTGCCCTGTATCTTCACTTGGTTAGCGGCAGCGAGGATAAGGTCAGCAAGGTTTGCATCCTGTACGGAAGCTGCCATATCGGCAGTCGTAGCGTTAAATGCTGTAGCTCCCTGTGATTTCAGACCATATACATTTTTGGTATATGCTCCACCATCAGCACCAACACCCGCATAAATCAGTTCGTCAATCTTCGAAAGTACCGATTCAATACCCTTGGTTCTTGCCCAATTCACAAAGTAACTCATTTCGGTAGCAGCTTCTTTTGAGAAAGGAAGTCTTGCACCTACTTTGGCAAGTTCTCTGTATTTTTCCTCGATAGTCGCGCCATCACCGGTTGTGATTGCAGTAAGTTCTGTCATATAACCGGCATTGTCATAATACACGCCGTCAAACCACATAGCCCTGTTCTTATCGGCAGGAACCGGAATAACATTCATAGCAGCGATAAACTTGTTAGGCTCATACAGTGCCCCTGAAATTCCACCGCCGTAAGTTCTTGCAACCGGATTAGTCGCACCCGAAGTGATTACGCTTGAAGGGTCATCTTTTACTTCAAATGTCTCTGTTGCTGACCTCTTTTTCTCCAAAACCTCTTTTAATTGTGCCTTAAATTCAGCACCTTCATACACTGCTGCCAGTGCGTCAATAAATGTTCCTTTTGTTTCCATCTTTCCCTCTGCCATTTTTTTGTTAAGGTCGTTTATCCCCTCGTTTAATTGGTCAATCTCTTTCTTCAAATCGGTAGCTTTTACACTAAACCCTGCTTCAATTTCCGTCATTTTTACCTCAACGGATTCGGCTTTTGCTTTTGCTTCGGTTGCACCGGCTTTCGCCCCCTCAATCTCAGCCCTGATTTCTTCAGCTTTCTTTTCAATTTCGTCCATCGCTCAAATCTTTTTTAATGTTCTTTTTGTTATTTCTGTGTTTATTTTTTGCCTCATTCGTATAAGGTCATCGTTTGGCATATTCTCGTAATCGGGTTCTTTTGGGGTCTGCTTTTCCTCTTTTATCTCTGTCGCTTGTATGGTCGCTAACTGATTAGCTGCCCTCGAAACAAAAGAAATTTCATATAATTTAACCTCTTTCAATAGTCGTACATTCCTCACTTCGTCCACCTCCCAAACAATAGACTGATACCCGATTGATATTTCATTTATAGCATCATCTTCAATTAGAATAGACAAGTCTTTGCCCATTGTGGTATTGGAGATTTTAGCCTTAAACCACAATCCTTTTTCATCTTCCTTCAGCTCCACTATCTTGCCGACTATGTCTTCCATATCGTGCTGCAAACAGAGCTTTATTCTCTTGCCCTCTTTCCCTGCAATCGTCTTCGTAAACGCACCCGCTACAATTATGTCATTGTAACTATCCTCGTTTCCAAATACTGCCGCATAGCCCTCAACAAACAAATTCTTGCCGTCGGGTACTGCCTTCGCCTCAAATATCTGCGCTTTATATTCCATATCTCTAAATTTTGCCTAAATATATTTGTTTTAACCTTTCCTTTTCGGCTTTTTCAAGCAATACAATTTATTTTTAAAGCTATTTTGAATATTAGAAATTTGTTTTTATATTTGATATAACTTTAAAAACTAAAAAAATGAAAGTATTAATCGCCTGTGAAGAAAGCCAAGCCGTATGCAAAGCCTTTCGGGAATTAGGACACGAAGCATATTCTTGCGATATTTTAGATTGCTCAGGAGGCCACCCGGAATGGCACATAAAAGAAGATGTATTAAAAGTAATAATCAGAGAGCATTGGGATATGATGATCGCTTTCCCTCCTTGTACTCATTTGGCAGTTTCCGGAGCAGCTTGGTTTGAGGAAAAAAGAAAGGACGGCCGACAAAAACAAGGTATTGATTTTTTTATGGAAATGGTAAATGCTCCGATAGAAAAAATTGCCATCGAAAACCCAATTGGAATAATGAGTAAAATATACAAATCCCCTTCGCAAATAATTCAGCCGTATTTTTTTGGCGACCCATTTCAAAAAACTACTTGTCTATGGCTCAAAAACCTACCTCCTTTATATCATAATGAAGATATTAATTTATTCGATTCACACATAACTCATACGAAAGACAAGGGAGAAATGTTTGAATGGAAAGACGGGAAAACTGGTAAATTAAAAAGGCAACCTATGTGGTTTTATGAAGCATTTTTAAACGCAAAAACAAAGGCAGAAAGAAGCACTATCAGGAGTAAAACATTTCCGGGCATAGCAAGGGCAATGGCCGAGCAATGGGGAAAACAGCCTATTTTGGGCTCATAAACACAGTACAGGCACAATTGATAATATTCCCCGCACTTGCTCCCATTGAATCATCGCGCGGGTACATCATTTGCTCCCCATCAACTTCAAAGGCTTCGTCTTCATCAACTGTAACCCCGTCCATTTCTGCGTGTGCGGGGCGGGTGTTATTCCCCGAAATTACCCAAGTTTTAGTATAAGGAATGCCCAATGCTTTTATGCTCTCGTCCTGCGCCACACTTAGAGCCGTAAGACTTTCGGTCTGCACTATCCGCCGTATTTCCCACTCTTGCACACCCTCGTAGACATTCATTATGTTGCCTGAAAGTTGTTGTGTGAGTTGCTCGATGCTCATAGTTTGGTCTTTTATCGCTTCTTTTAAGGCACCCGTAAACCAATCCTTAAAACCCTTTTCGATTATCTTTACTTTCCTTCCTGCGTTCTTGTTTATCCACCCGTTTAAGGCTTCGTGCCACATATCAGGAGCCGGAGAATCTGCTTTGCGTGAAAGAAAGTTATTGACTGTTGTACGGGCTACGGGCATACCCACCCCGATAAACATATTTTCGTACCAACTCTTTAAGTACTTTTCGTTAATCTTTGCGGGGAGTTTTTCCGGCCAATCTTTAGGAGAATAACTATCTGCCAATCCCAAAACCCTTGCCAACTCTTTACGCCTTGCTGCTGCCAATTTAGGTGCGTAGGTTCTCCCAATCCTCAATGATTGAAGCCTTAGACATTTGGCCACTTGGCGTTGTTGGTTAGTTATACGCATACTTTACCATATTCAAGTAATTATCTGCTATCTTTAAAAACTTATCTATCTCTGTAATGTCTGCTTCGCACTCTGAAATAAAAGGATTTCCAAGCAAATTTTCCCTTCGCCTATAAACCTCATACTTCTCATATTCCTCAATAGTCATATTCATTTACGCATAACTTATGATTGTAAAAAACTTATTTCCTTTTGATTCTTCTTTGGCTATATGCAGATATTCCAAATTTCCCAAACAAAGCAGGTGTAATTTTAGAATGATAGCCGCCCTTAAATCTTCGGCCGTGTCTGCGATTAGTACGCTCATTGAAAGTTTAAGGCTCATTTATCTTCGTGCTTGTAAAACAATCCGAACCCGAACTCTCTTTTATTTCTCCGCATTTAAGGCACTGCCATCTACTTATCGCTGTATTTGGGCTTGGAAGTGGAAACCAATTATGAGCGCATTTTGGAATTGTTCCGGTAAAAGAAAATTGCGATATTTGATTTTTGCTTAAAATTTCAACAAACTTATTTGACTCAATAAGCATTTTTATTAGCTCTGCTTTTGAAAATTTAGAATACATTTTTATTTTTTCTTCGTCGGTCATTTCGACTACTTGGGAATACATTGTTTTTATATCCATAATATTTTTTTATTGTGGTTGATTTTCGCTCACATCAAACGCATTTGGATCGCCCAAAGAAATACCAAGCGGAATAGCCGGTAAATCGCAATAAGGTTCACTTCTTTTCTCGTAGCCCATATATTCCCTCTTTTCATTGATAGATGCACCCATAGCGGTCAAAATAGCCATTACTTCGGTCGGTGCTGCTTTGAGAATTTCTATCTTATCGGTGTTTAAGACAAATTTAACACCATCTTCCAACTTGCAAAATGCAGTATAGTCCTCCAAAAACTCATTCATAAGCGGAATGGCCGCCTGTTCGTAAACCGCTTTTTTCGCTTCTTTGGCGTTTTCGTATTTAGCCTGGGCTAAAAATGAATCTACCGAAATGCCGTAAACAAAACAAAGTGCATTAATAGCATATTTTGATGTTTCTAATAGAGCCAAGTCCGCAGGGGTGTCTCCTACTTTGTGAACCTCTAATGCGTAAGGAACAAAAGAATTGTAGTTACCCTTATGCCTGTCGTTCATTTCTTGCTTTAAATTTTCCCCTTGCACCTGAGTAACGCCCCCAAATTGGTCTGCTTTTGGTGTTATAATATTATTCACTCCACCGTTTGAGAGGGCAGCATTTTGCCTTTGGTCTCCTTTTTCAAGCAACTGAATGATATTTGCAGCCGATTGCAAAGGAGAAAGGCCGTGAAAAGTATTTGATTCGGTGTTATATTCTCTTGAAAACATCACATTCTTAGGGGAAAGCGTGGCCGTCAAAGAGTAGGTATTTGGCAAAGAATAGCCCTTAATAGGTTGGGTTAAGCCACCAATGTTTATGGTTACATCTTGGCTGGGTAACAAATAAAGCTCCGTAAATTGCCCCTTGCTTAGTGCCTTTCCTTCTAATCCGTAAACAAACGCATCTCCCGTGAGCATTCGATTGATCGCCCAACCTTTGATAAATTTTCGTTTGTTATATAGGTCGTTGGGCTTATTTAAGACTTTTTCAGCCCAATGGTTTTCGATAACCTTATTATCTTTTCCCTGTACCTCAATATAATCCGCCAATTCAGATATGGCATTTCCGATGGTTGTTCCTACTATTCCCCGAACAATTGCGTTTGACTTGTAGTAATCAACTAACTTCTTTCGGTCTACGGTTGAAAAATCCAGCAAAGCCACCCCGTTCTGAATGTACTTTGTCAAGTCTTTTAAATACTCGTTATTGGTATTATCACCCCCGAAATAGCCTTTGACTTGTAGTATCTCGGCTTTTAACCCCTCTATCTGCTTTGTCTCTTCGGTCAAAGTCTCGATTTTCCCCTGAAGCTCGCTGACCTTTTTCTTATTGAACATATCCATCTTGCCTATTTTTTGCAATAATAATAATATTATCGCCTTCTTATTGGCTTTTGGAATGGATGCAATTTATTTTTAAAGCTATATTCCTATTCGGGTTAAATGGGTAAAAATTCCATACCTCGCAGCGTCTAAGATGTGATTGAACGCATCTATCGGTACATTATCCAAACCCTCTTCAATTCTGCGCTCTTTCGGTTTTTCTTTCCACTTATACTTTTTCCTCTCGTTATCGATATTCTCTCCTGAATAAAGAATCCTAAAGTTGTAAAGAAAGAATATCTGGCTACCGATACTCCCAGCGCCTTTAATGCAAGGATAAGACGAAATACCATACATTCGTAACTCTTGAATACTCTTAGGCTCGGCCGAATCGCAATAAACCTCAAATAGATAATTTTTGATTTTATTCAATTCTCTTTGGATATAGGTTAAAAGCGCTTCGTTTAGGAACAATCCAAAAGTCATATCTTTTTCGTAATCTTCCCAAGTTAAAGAATTTCCGCTTACCCAAATCAGATTATTTTTTGTATAGATATGTAAATTCTCATCTTTGTAAATCTCAGTTTCCTTTTCCCGGATGTCTTGTTTTATTATCTTAGCAATATCCGAGTTCATTAATCCTTTTTCATAGGCCACTTCTTTGAGCCAAATAGTTCTTTCTTTTGCTGAGTATGATATTCTAACTATTGCGCAAGGGTCTGAAACAAACCCAAAGTCAGTTCCGTACCAAGTTGGCAAGTCGGTAGGCATTATTTCAGTCCGTACCCAACGGGTGTAAATCGTACCGGCTCTGTCCTCTCCTTTTATTCCGCAGCCGTAAATCTTCCAAAGGTTTTCATCTGTCTCTTTCAGCCTCTCAATCTCAGCAACTATCTCGGGACTTAAAAATGGATTGTTTTGATATGTCGTTACAATCATTGCACAATCATTCCTCTCTAACATATCGTAGATATAAGAATCTACCATTGAAGGATTATAGTCCATTATCACTATCCCTTCGGTCCGGAGCATCAATTGCAGCATTCGGTCTTTTGGAATCTCATTTACTTCGTTACAAATCAATATTTGCCTTTTCCTTCCCCTTACTTTTTGCTCGTCATCAATAGAGAAAAACTCAATAAGGTTTCCGTTGTGCCTATATTCTAATTCTGTTTTGTTAAAATTCAAATCCGACCATTGATTTAATCGGGTCATTTCCTCTTTAAAGTCTCTTAGCACGGTAGCCTTTAGACTCGGTAGTGTTTCCCGTGTTATGGAAATAGTAAGCCCCTTGTATTCTTCAATGATGTAAATAACGAAATCCACAATAGAAAAGGTTTTGCCGCTATTGTGAGAAACAATATTATTCTCCGTAACTAAATAAGTATGGAAATCCTCAACTTCTAAATCATAAACAATGCCATTATATTCTGATTTTTGAATATCCCTTATTTCAGCCAAAACCAAGTCCGTAAACTCCGGATGTCTTTTATTAGCGATACTTTTACCCCATACCTTTCTGCTAATTCCTTTCTCGGTGTGTTCGGTTCCGCTTTTATCGCCCTCGCAACTTCTTCCGTTATCTTGCTGTTGCCATTGCCCTCCCCGTTGTTTCTCGCTACAAATCCCATTTTTACAGCGTGGTCTAAATTCTCTCGATGTGTTGCCCACTCCAAATTCTCCACTCGATTGTCCGATTTTATCCCATTCAAATGATTGACCGTTTTTTTCTGTTGAGGGTTCGGAATAAACGCCTCCGCTACAACTCTGTGAATTTTGATTGTTTTTCCGCTCATCATTGTTCTTAGGTATCCGGTTGCATCGAGTGCTGGATGCATAATTTCGGGGGTCTTGTTTGTCTTTGCTGCATATTTCCCGAATGTCGCTAATCTGCCCATTGTCGATATTGCATAGCGATTGCTTAATATCTTCCATTCTTCTGTCGGCAATGTCAATGGCTTTAATCCATTTTCCATTAATTCTAAATTTGTGTTCATAAGTACATTGTATTCTATAATTATCAAATACAAATGTAATTAAATTATGCTTATATTGTACCCCCTCGTAAGAATATTTATTAACAACTTTCTTTAGTTTGCAATCATTGCCATTAACGCTATATACATATTCCCCTTTGATTATATCCTCAATTGGTTTATAGCCGGATTCGGTTAAGACAAGCGTTTCGCCCGTAAAGCAACGGGTGCCTCCCTGAAGTGCTAATATCCTCCATTTATCCCACTCGTTAATTAGGAAAGCCAAATTAGGATTTACCTCGGTTTCATTGATGTACTTTTCCGTAAGGTCATTCATCTTTTTTGACCTTTGATAATTTAGACAAAAATTCCTCTTTCGGTTTTAGCTCATCATTGGTTAATGAAATCTTAGTTGGTGCGTCATATCCGAGCATCTTAGAAATGCTCTCTAAACTCTTTTGTTTGTCGTATAGCTTGATTTTAACCCAAACTTCTTCCCCTATCGCTTCTTTGTCGGAATACAGGGTTTGTGTCTTTGTGCTTATCTCTTGAATACAGGCTTTTTCTTCTTCGGTTAGTAGCTCAAATTCCTTTCGGGTTATCCAAGTGTTGTGAAGTTTTGCAATCGAACTAAATGCCATTTTCTGATGCTCTGCAACAACCTTCAGCTTTGAAAGGTCTAAGGCTTCCTCTATATCAGAGCGAAGATAATCGATGTAGTCTATTATGTTAACTTTTGTTAAGAGGTTAGAGGCCATTATTCTTGCATTCTCATTCTCACTATCTAACTCATAAGCCAACTTATAAGCCTCTGACCCATTCAAGCATCTCACATAGTATTTACAGAACCTTCTTTGTTGCTCTGTTAATTCTATACCTGCTTTTTTATCTATTATTTTCCTTCCTCCCATTTTACCCTCCTTTGCTCTTACATCTCTTTATACCAAACATTACTTTTATTCCATATCTTTCGGTCGGGAAATATCTCATCAACTGCCCTTTTTACGCTCTCCAAATCGTAATCGTGTCCCGAAATAACTCCGCCTTTTTTGACTTTTGGCAACCATAGGGAAATATCTTGTTTGACTGCTTCGTATTCGTGATTTCCGTCTATAAAAAGAAAGTCAATACTATTATCATCAAATAATCCGTATATAATCTCGCTATTTCCTTTTATTACCTTGATATAGTCTTTTAGCGGACTAATGTTATTTAGGAAAGTATGGTAAAGAGTTCCATTAATGATTTCCGGATCTCGCTTGTGAATTTCCTCCGGACTTCCTTTGAAATTGTCCACAACTGTATATCGTATATTCTTGCCCGTGTCCCTTAATCTTTCGCCCATATAACAAGCGGATTTGCCTTTCCACGCACCTATCTCAACGAAATTAGCGTTATCAAAGCGTTCTATCATCGCATCGTAGAACCCTTCGTAGTTAAACCAACCTTTGATGTTTTCGTAAATCATAAGTTTAGTAATTAAATCTTGTACACCCCTCGTTATACCCTTCCTGATAGAAATAAAACCCCTTTTTCGGGATTAAAAAGTTGTACCTATCCGAAGCCTTCGCTAAATGGACGTCATTGAACTCGCCCCTGCTTATGGCCTTTGTGTAGGCTTCCCAAATGATATTTGCACCATTGGCATCGGGAATTAAAA